CTCGCGGCGTCTCTTCTGTCGGCTTTGCAACCGACAGGTGCAGTTCTGTGCCTCTTACCGACCTGGTAGGAGGGTGCTCACAGAGTCCTGCGACGATAAATGAGCCTGTTTTAGGGCTTCATGGAGTGATTACCATGCTACCTGTGACAGGGCCATTCCGTAAAACGATTGGCAACTCATCTGGCCAAAGCTTCCGCGATGAGCGGTGGTATCGTCAGAAGAAACCTTATGACCTTCCCCTAACTTACGACCTAGACAGGTCGAGTGTTAGTGCGTTCCGTGGTTCCTACGTTCCTGATGCAGTAACGTACCACGTCCCGATCGATGACCTAAATGTGAGCAGGCAAGTTGCCTGGGCACAGAGTAAGGCCTGGTCGAAGCTAATCGATCAGGTACATTCCACTTCCCAGTGGGCTGTAACATTGTTGGAAGGCAGGCAGTCGATGGACCTGATAACATTCAGGCTAAATCAACTTGCCAGGTTTACGCAGGCGTTAAAACAAAAGAAGCTCGGCAAAGCTGTCGAGATTCTAATAACGCCTACGGAGCCGCAATTCCGTCGCCAGACGTCCAGAGTCAATCCGGACGTTACCTTCCTTCGGGAAAAGGTGAAGGGGAAGCACTTTGCGGCTAAGTCCTTTTCTAGCCAGTGGCTAGAGCTTCACTTCGGCATCGTTCCTTTAATGGAAGATATCCACAATGCTATGGAATTCTTGTCTTCCGCTCACTTCGGTGAGCGACAAGTCAAGGGATCTAGCTCACGAGAAGTGGGCTGGGTGAGGGGGTCCTTAACGGCTCCTTATTCTCAAGTAACGTGGTATTATGGCTTTGCCAGGTGCCGATACGGGGGTACTGTTCGGATTACAAACCCGAATGCTGCTCTCGCCTCCTCTCTGGGCTTAATCAACCCGGTTAGTGTGGCCGCTGAACTCGTTCCTTGGAGCTTTGTGCTCGATTGGTTTTCCAATGCATCGCAATTTTTGAATGCTTGGAGTGAGTTCGTCGGGATGGAGATCACCAATGCTTATTCCACCAGGTCCACAAGACTTGGCTGGAATTACCGCTGGAACACCTACGGGTTTACCGGCATGGGGACTTCATCGGTTGTGAAGAGGACCCCGGGATTTGCACCCCCGGGCTTCACAATCAAACCCAGCGCTTTTAGTAAAATTAGCGCTGTGCGGGCTGCGACAATCATGTCGCTGCTCATCCTCCAACTGCCTAGTAAATAGGCGCACCAAAGGACTTGCCATGCCCTCAATGGCTGACATCACCGTCAAGAAAAACGACGGCGTTACGGACATTCTTTACGTCCAGAAGGTGCCCTCATCGGGCGACAACGTCGAAGCCTATTGGCGAAGCGACGCCGCCACTGCCGCATACGCAGGCCTCAAGCCTGAGTTTCGGATGGCGACGAAGTGGAACCAGGCGAAGACCGCTCGTCGTTGCAACATCGTGGGCGTTTACCCATCTGTTGCAGTCGACTCGACGACCACGGTCTCGACCGCGATCGGGAAGGTCATTGCTGAGGTCAGTTTCATCATCCCGCAGATGGTGCCGCAAGGCGACATCGACGAGGCGGTGAGCCAGATCTCGAACTTGATCAACTCGGCCCTCATCCGCAGTTCCCTCAAAGCCGGCTTCGCGCCAACCTAATGGGATGCCGCCGATTTACTACCGGCGGCAACTGCGTTACTTCCACTTCTGGAGTAAATAAGTCCTATGGAACGTGATGTCCTAGAACTGGCCCTACGATTTTACGAGGGCCTCAACTGTCCCAGATCTCTGAGTGCTGCGATAATGCTCAGAGCTGGGGAATGGGATCAGCTGGTTTCTTTATCAGCTGACCCGGGTAACTACCTTTCTGCTGCGTCGTACGCAACGGCCGCAGCCGCTTCTGACTTTCTTCGGAAATGTCAGGGGTTGAAAACATCCTTCGACCTTGAGGCGATTGCCAAAGAGCGTTGGAGGGATGGAGAAAGGCAGTGCTTCAGAACCAACGAGAGACTGGCTCCCTACCTCCTCGAAGTTCCAAACTCCGAGGATCGGGATGTCCGCATTGCAGCTTTCTTTGCTGCCGTGCGTAAAAAAGTTGTCTCAATGGTAGGCCGACGACCACCGTCTCACGACGTCGTCAGGTTCGGCCCTGGAGCTACCTACAGTGACAGGGGGCGCTTCACAGCAATCCCGCACAAAATCAGTCGACAACCCAGTTGGACTGGTGGCGCATTCTGGTACTTGTTACCATGGGCTTCCACCGCCTGGGGCCGCTATGCGGTCCGGAAAGGCATTGATCCAGTTAAGGTAAGGGGTAACCGTTTTACAACGGTTCCGAAAGATGCGAAAACGGATAGGGCTATTGCAGCCGAACCGTCACTAAACATCTTTTTCCAGCTCGGATTGGGATCCGCGCTCCGAAGTCGGCTAGCCGACGCAGGTTTGGACCTTAACAAAGGGCAAGATATTCACAGGCAGGTCGCCTGTGAGTCCTCTATCCGAGGACATCTAGCCACCATGGATCTGAGCAACGCAAGCGATACCCTTTCACTAGACCTAGTCAGGCTAGTGATGCCCACCGGGTGGTTTGAGGCCCTAACGGACCTCCGATCTCCTTTCTCTCTTATCGAGGGTAAGTGGGTTCGTCTGGAGAAGTTCTCCAGCATGGGTAACGGTTTCACATTTGAGCTAGAGACACTCGTCTTCGCTGCGTTATGCAGTACCGCGTGTGACTTTGCTGGCGTGCCCCACAAAATGGGGCGTGACCTGCTTGTCTATGGTGATGACATAATCTGTCCCACCTCGGCGGCTCGAGCTGTGAAATCGGTTCTTGAGTTCTGCGGTTTTTCCCTCAACTCAAAAAAGAGTTTCCTAACTGGAAACTTTCGCGAGAGTTGTGGTGGTGACTTCTACAACGGACATCCTGTCCGCGGTCACTTCTTAAAGGAATTACCAAATGAGCCTCAAGATTGGATCGTTCTCGCTAACGGTATCAATCGATTGCGGAAGCAACTTTCCCCTTTGGGGGAGGGAAGTGCTCTCACAAGAGCATGGCTCTTCGCAACCGATCAAGTACCGCAAGATATTCGACGTTGCCGCGGTCCTTCGGACCTTGGCGATATCGTTATCCATGACGATCTCCGTTACTGGCAGATCAAAATGGCGAGCTCGATCCGCTATGTACGCGTCTACAGACCTGCACGACACCGGAAGGTGAAGTACAGCCTGTTTCACCCAGACGTGGTACTAGCTTGCGCTCTCTATGGCTGTGGTTGGAACGACGGGGGGGTGACCCCCCGAGATTCCGTCCTAGGCTACAAGAGAGCATGGGTCCCATTCTCTTAGTATGAGAGAGTGGGGGGCTACGGGGCCTTAGGCCTCTAACCCCGCCCAATTGGCTCCCGTAAGGGAGTCCGTAAGGGGCTTTAGCCAAC